ATGCAAATATTCCCATTGCAATGATACCCAAAACCAAACCCGTATGGTAATATACTTGCATACCTCTATACATTTGCAACCACATTTTTGTTTGATCTGGAGTTTCAATATGGTTCAACATCCATTTCTTTTTAGGTGAGAGAATATAATAAAAATAATTTGTTATGAAACTTATCGCTAAAACTAAACAAACCATTGACGTCGTTGATAACATTTTGTGATCCGAATATATATTTCCAAAAATGATAAAGAGAGAAAGAATAAAACCTAAAATATATCCTTGATAATAAATTGTTGATCGCTCGTGCGTTATTTGTTCATATATTTTTTGCAGTTTTTCTGGAAGTTGCAATTTGTATTGTAAAATTATTTGACTATTCATTATCGAGTAATTCATATATATCATTCCTATAAGGAAAACAGCAGATATCGAACAACTTATTGTGCAAGGCAACATTATATAATTTATACAAATATATAATTTTTTATATTGTAATATTTATTTTTTACATAATATGTGGAGCGTGTCGAAGATGTAAAATGAGACAATTACATATAATAATATAAACAGGTTTTCTATTATTATATAATTATGGGTAGATATTACAGTGGTCAAATATCGGGAAAATTTTGGCTTGGTATTCAGTCGAGTAGCGATGCATCTGAATTCGGAGTCGATTATAATGATATTATAAGATATCACGTTTGCCAATGCGAATGTGAATACGAGTTCGAAAAAGGACCCGAAACAAATGATGATGACGATGATGAAAAATCAAATTTATATTGTAGCGATTGTTATTCTTCCCATGAAGAACATATGCAAGCGATGGAAGAAGAAGGGATTGAACTAGATGCCAGTGAAAATAAAAATACGTGGTTTATTGCTACTTCAGAGATTGAATATAAATTTGATAAATCGCATATCGAAATAATCGAAGACAAAATAAAAACGTTGGAGCGCGAAGTTGGTCAGTATATGGAATCATATAAAATTATCGAAAATGAAAATGAAATAACATACGATTACGATTTACCTGATAATATAAAAAATTCTATAAACGAATTACCGATGATTGCTAGGTTGTGTTTCGGAAAACAAATATTATATTGTTTGCAAAAATACGATACATGTTGTTTTTATGCAGAAACATAAAAACATAAACATAAAAACATAAACATAAAAACATTACACATCATAAAAAGGGCTATCTTTAATTTTCATACCACAATATTCCCTAGGTGCTTGTTTATAATCCGTTGGGTCGTGAATGCCCGCTTCTTTTGCAATATTTAATAAAAATTTAAAATTATCCCAAAATTCGGTCTTATGTCCGATTGATTTTGTCGCTATATGGGACAATTCGTGAATCGCAACAAACATCAGCGTATGTTCATCTATCATATTATTTTCACCCTTCTTGGTTTTATTCAAACAAAATGCCAATTTTTCCCCTTTGTTCTCACTATATGCAGTGTATTCACTAGTAGGCAAGGTCTCCATAACTTTTTGCGGATGAAATCCCGCGACCAATCGGATAATATTATCCTTATCAGGGTATTGTTTTGATGCAAAATCCACCAGCTGTTTGCATTTTTCAGTAATAGACGCCAATAGATCGGCTGCTTCTTGTAATTTTTCACGTTCCCGTACGCAATATTTATTTCCATCGACGGTTGATACAATACATTTTAATTGAAATGCATCCGAATCCATATACATGTATAATGAAATAACAATGATAAATCCAATTAATACATATGCTAAAATATCAATCTTATCCATTTTGTATCGACGTTATTGTTGTATAATATTGTTAGAAGTTATATTAGACCAATATTATAAACTCCTTCACTAAAGTTCCAGAGTTAGGTCGCTCACCTACGGTAGCCGGCTCGCTCCACTTTTCATAAATTATATTTTTCACATTCTCTTCGAACCATATCTTCCGATGGATTTTTTCCTCCTACTAGCGCAACATTCATACATGATCTTTTAAAATATTTTATAATAATATCATCAATTTGTTTCTTGGTAATCTCTTTTAAATGTGTATCATATATTTGTGAATAAGGAGTAATAATATTTGCATTTCCGCCATTTACTAAATACTCAAATCCGTTATTTGACGCCTGAATGCTTGTATCTTCCAAACGTATCGTCATTTTCCCAAAAATATTTTTTTTAGTTGTGGTTAGTTCACTTTCAGTAATACCATTTTTCACTAAATCGTTTAATAGCCCAATGATAAGCGGTAATACACCCTTATTTTTATTTGTTTTTCCCTTTGTTTTGTTTGATTTGTCGTTTGGAGCGAGCCGGCTACCGAAAGTAAGCGTAGGTGAGCGACCTAACTCCGGAACTTTAGTTAAGGAGTTTGTTTTATTATATATTATTTTATCTTGGTCGACCTGCGCATAAATAACAAATTGCCCCGAAAATTCATTATAATCGGTATATACGTCGGATGTATATGTTAAGCCATTTTTTTCACGTAAAATAAGCGATAATCGACTACCCAATGAACCACCCAAAATATGTTTTAACATATTAAGAACATATTTATCGTGCGAATACCGATTGCAGGTACGAAACGCAATATTTAAATGGATTGTACTTGTACCCGGCTTGGTTTGTATATTATATTGAATATCATTTTGCGTTATATTTGAAAAATGGATATTATGTTTTTGTAAAAGCAACTCCTTCACTAAAGTTCCGGAGTTCATTCGCTCTCCTCCGCTACCTACGGTAATCCGGTTCGCTCCAAACGTTTTTGCAAAATAAGACGTTTCTAATGATTTTACGATTTCATTAAACGGAACATTTGATACAATACTAAGTATCATTCGCTCTGGTAAATAAAATCCGCGATATATTTCGACAACTTTTTCGTATGAAAATCGAATATTTTTATGATAATCGATCGAATCAACCGGAAACGCATATGAACTACCCTTGTACATCATTTCTTCAGTCATATCATCCAAAATACCCGCGGCTTCTTCATTTGCTCTTATATTTTCTTCGATAACCACTCTTTCTTCTTTTTCGAATTCTTTTTTATTGAAAATCGAATTCAATAACATATCCGACATTATTTGGATACAATGTTTTGAATATTCATCACGAGTTTTTATGGTATAAACGGTATACCTTTTATCGGTAGTTGCATTAAAAAACGCACCTACATTATCATATTCACTAAATATACCTTGCGGGCTTGGTATCTTTTTAGTGCCTTTGAAACACATATGTTCTATAAAATGTGATACCCCTCGACAGTCATCAGTTTCGTATGCAGATCCAATATCACAATACGTATAAATACTAGTTATTGGTAATGTAGTTTGAGGAGGTTCGTATATTAAACGAAATCCGTTTGGAAAAGTATGGGTTTTTATATTGGTTTTATTTTTAACACGTAATGCCATTTGTAATTTGTTTATAATAACCAGATTTTTTATTTTTGTAAAAATATTATATTTATTACTATTATAGTAATGAATATATGAAATGATACGCCAAACGGTAAATTTATGTTGCCGAATTATTCGCGAAACGTTGATGACGCAACAGCCGAATATATTTAACGACAGCCAACGCCCAACTCCAAGGGTACACGTCCCAAATCCGCCTCATAAGTGCTGTTGTTCCAAGGACCGACATCCTGTTTCACAATAATTGGGTCGGAACGTAATTGCAAATTGGGGTTCTTCATTGTCTGTCCAATTGTGTCGAGGCCAATCAAATTACCGGCTTGTAAAAGATCAGGCATATTTGGGCTGCCGTTATTCACAGGGTTGAGTGCAGACCATTGATTATTATGATCGGTAGGTAAAAGATCAGCAGGGTTAGCAGTCGCTTGAGAAACATATGCACCTGGTTGTGCCGGTGTATTATTAGACATTTGTGGTTGCAAAATATTTTCAGATCCTGCTACCGGATGTTCAGATAGCCCTGTATAACCAGTGTTTCCATCAGTAATACTCATTTTTGTATTCGAATAAGACATTAATGCCCAAATGACGAATAGAACAACAATAATAACAAAGAACCACATTCCGTTATCGGATTTGGCAAAATTAGAAAGCCCTTTGAACATTGTTTTATATAAACGGTGGATAAAATTATTTGTGTCATTTGTTTTAAATTATCAAATCAAAATCATTCTTCCTAAACAATTATAATACAATCAAACTCCTTCGATATGGATTTTTACTAGTTATTAAACATCTTCTACTTCAAAATTTAATGATTCTTCGTCCATATCACTTTCATCACTATCTTGAATATTTTGCAACATGTATGCATTTTTTATCTGTTTTACTTCTAAATACGCCGAAAGCGCTAAATCTCGCGCCATCTTTGCTTTTCTTCGCGCAACTCTGTACATTTCATATTGAACATCTGATCGCGGTTTTATATGAACAATATCAGAATCGGATACATTATCTAAAACTACATCCACTTCATCCAAATGATCCGAATCTTCTTGCATTGTTATATTTTGTTCTGTATCATTTTGGTTTATTTCTACTTCTATTTTTTCAAACTCCTTCACTAAAGTTCCGGAGTTCGGTCGCTCGCCTACGCTACCGCTCTGGATCACTCCATCTGGTTCTTTTTTTGTTTCTATTTCTGCATTCATAATTATCGTTGTGTAGTTTTTTTCTTCTGGGTTTTCTTCTGTTTTTTCTAAATCATTTGCTTTTGTATCATTTATCGTTGGTACGTTTTGTGATTTAATTATACATTTTTCAAATAAATTGCTCGGTTTTACAACCATCATCTGCTTTAATTCTAATTCTATTTGAAAACTTCGAGCAGAACACTTTATACCCTGAACCTCTAAAATGGTAATTATATTTGTATTTTCTTTAATTGATTCTATGTCTACATCACATTCATTTTCGTCGTATATCTTTAACGATAATTTGCCTAAACGTATGGGGGCGCTAGTCCGGGCAATATAAAATTTACCCGATTTATATATTTTTAAAGGTGAAGTGAAATAATTTTCAATGTCATGTAATTCCATTTCAGTCTCAAACCATTTTTCGCGATTCTCATAAATATATTTGCACGTATAATTTTCTAAATCTTCCATCCACCGAATAAATTGTTCGTTTTCATTATTAAACATCAAATCACAATAGTATTTTTTTCCTGCTTTGGATACACCTTGTTTTGTTTGACATTTAGGTGGTTGAATATACATAGATGCACCATCAACTAGGTATTTGATAAAATAATTTCCTCCTGAAATTACGGTTGGTGGAGCCAATGTTAATTTATCAAATGGAAATGAATTGTTTGGTTCGTATATATGTTCCATCGTTAAAATATTTGTCGTGTAATGTAATATGATACAGATATATATTTGTTATTGTAAAATAACGATTTCGTAAATCTACGTAATACGTTTGATAAAAAAAAACAAAATATGATTAAATCATAAACAAATCATAAACAAATCATAAACAAATCATAAACAAATCATAAACAAAAATATTATAACACAAATGAAAAATATCAAGGAAACTTGTATCGAATTTTTTCAAAATGAAGATATCAAGCGCGACGTGAAAGATATTATCAAACCAATTGTCAATATCATTTATAACGAATTATATCCTTATTTATGGTTTATATGTATTTATAATGTATTTTTGATATTCATCATTTTAGCAAACTTATTTTTATTGTTGCATTTTGTAAAGTCTAAACCGGAACTTTAGTTAAATTCTTTCAGCTACCGCTTTCGGAACTTACACGGAAAACTTCGACTAACTTCGCTTCGTCTACGTTTTCCTCCAAAGAATAAAAGATTCATATAGAATAAAATATTGTTATTATTATATAGACAAATGGGTCGTAATCAAAAAACATCTAATAAACGTTCAAGAAATAGACAAAGAGGTGGATCTAGTAGTGCGCACGAATATGCTGAACAATTGTATGGTACAACACCTCACGCTGCACCTGGTACAAATGTTGTCGCAATGAATCCTCCTCATCAAGGAGGCGGGGGTCGCCGTAAAAGACGAGGTGGCTCTGTTTTTGGCGATGTTGCTATTCCTGCTATGTTTCTATATGCGAATTCTGCGTTCAGGCCTCAAAGCGGAATGTATACTCGTCGCAACAAAAAACACGGTCGTTCTAAACGTAATAAAAGTCATCATCGACGGCGATAATTCGTTGATTCGTGATGCATAAATTATATTCTTTATTGTATAAATGATATTCAATAAAGAAACAAAAGAACAACACCCAATAAACGTATCGAATGTTATTGGAGCGAGCCGGATTACAGTAGGTAGCATAGGTGAGCGACCTAACTCCGGAACTTTAGTGAAGGAGTTTACCATTTCAAACAAATCGCAATTTATCGAAAATATGCAAAAATGGGTAGCGGCTGATTCACAATTGAAACGAGTCCAAGAAAAAACGAAACAACTGCGTGATTACCGTAATCAATTAAATGATCAAATATGTAAGTACGTTGAAGAAAATAATTTGATACATAAAAAAATTGAGATTCACGATGGTGAAATTAAATTTTATGATAAAAAGGATTATTCACCCCTTACATATGCGTATATTGAAGAATGTTTAGCAAATATTATTTCGGACAAATCTAACATTGATTATATTTTAAAATATTTAAAAGAACATCGCGAAATCAAAACTACCACCGATATTCGACGCACATATAATAAAAATAATTCTATATCGGATTTTTGATAATTTCATTATCTAATTATACTATATACAAAATATAAATACCATAAACATCAAATATAATACAAATATAAAACGATAAAACAAATATGGATTACCAAGATTCGCATATAAATTCTTATATTTCAGGAGGCAATAATGAGAATTTAGAGGACGATTCCAATTACTATCATTTGGGATATTCGATTGAAAATTTATTAAATGAAGATGACAAAAAATACGGCGGTGGATATAAAGAAAAATATGCACGGTTTGAATCGTTGGTGGTACCGGTTGGTCTCATTTTTGAAAATGTAATTCATCAAGAAAGAGAACAACAGATTTTTAAATGTCAAAGTGAGAATTCAAGTACATTAATAAACGATACAAAATTTAATGAATTGTTAGAAATGATTTTTAATACCGACTCTAAAAAAACAGATATACCAAGAAAGAATAGCATTAAAAATAAAGCGGACAATAAAAATAAAACCCATAAAACCCATAAATCTCGTAAATCTAATAAATAAAAATAAAAAATAAATAAATAATGTAAATCATTTATTTTTTATGAAATACGCTTTGGAGCGAGCCGGAGCTGAAAGATACGTTAGGTGTAGGTGAGCGACCTAAATCCGGAACTTTAGTGAAGGAGTTCAATACTGCGACCATTTTTTTTGGTTGAATGCATTTAATTCCAACTCCGATTGTCGTTTTTTCCACTCATCCATTTTTTTAGCCAACTCGACCTCTGCTTGTGTTTTGGGGATTAAACCACCTACATTTGATGCTAAACGCGCAAGATCTGCATCAGTTTCGGCCGGTTTTTTACCAAAGCAATTTACACCAAAACGGGCGTTTGGATTTTTCATATACCCACCGTTCACACCTGGCCGTCCGCAATCATTTTCGTGTCCTTTTTGTTTTTGTAATTTATCCCACGATGTTTTTTGCGTAGGGAAAAATGCCATTTGTCCATCAGACCATCCATAATTACACCATTCGCCACCTTTGTTATACGAATCTTCAATTTCATTATATGTTGCCAACCGAGACCCATACGATTTACAAATAGCCTGTGCATCGGTAAATGTATATTTATTATTTGAAATATTAAATACTTCGTCTGTTGGATTTGCTGGGCTAGTTGTCGGACCAGTCGAACAATTTGATGAATCAGTTGATGGACCGCTTGACGGACCAGTTGTCTTACCAACTACATTGGTTGTTGAATTAGCTGGCAAATTATTCCAACTTGTTAACCATTCATTTCGAATTAATATATCAATAATTGGAATACCTAGAATATATTTAAAAAAATTTACAATCAATAAAATCGCAAATAACATATAAAAAAATTGTTCAATTAATCCAATCGACAATGGTTTTACATCACCGCCCATTGGTATACGAAATAACAAAATCGTTGCGTAAAATACTACAATTAATATCATTGCTTCAATAAACGAATTTGGATTATTTAAATAATTTTTTAACCATTGCACTATATATCCAAATAAATTTGTTTGATCATCATCAGACAATGAAAAATATGTCGATAATAAAGTAATAATCAACAATCCCAATATAATAACATCGATCGAACGACTAAATAACATGTGATTATTATTTTCGACTGCTTCTTTTTTTGAAAAAATATTCAATCCAAAATAAAATACTAAATAAACGGCTAAAAACCAAAATAAAATTGTAAATGTTGACTTATTAAAAATAGAATTCGTTAACTGTGCCATATTACCACTAGAGTCGAAAATACTATATGATATAGGGGTCGGAGTAGGTGTACCTGTCTTTGTGGGCGTAGGTGTACCTGTCTTTGTGGGTGTAGGTGTACCTGTCTTTGTGGGCGTAGGGCTAGTTGTAGCAGTAGCTGTCGACGTAGGACTTTGACTAGCAGTAGCTGTCGGAGTAGCAGTAGCTGTCGGAGTAGCAGTAGCTGTCGGCGTAGGACTAGTTGTATTCGTATCTGTACCCATTATTTATTTCAAAAATATTTTATATTATATTATACAAAGTTATTTTTTTTACGATAAAATAAACAGTATGCCATCGGAGTAATAATCCGTTGAGGATCAATATTTACATCTATTTGAGAATCGTTAAAATGAATCCATTTATTTTCAGAGTTTTTCACAAATGCAGTATAATGTCCACCATTTGTATTACCCATATGATTACATACTCCATATAAATCGTATACATATTGGTTCGGATTATATCCACTTACGTATTTCGATAAATTTAAATCGTCTAATGGAAATTGGATTTGGTCGTTTCGTTTATGCATCCCGTCAGGAGAAAATCGTTTTAATGTAATGACTAAAATCTTAGGAAAATTCCAATAAGTAATCCGTTTTTGTATATCTTCTTTTTTCCCAGTTGATTCATTTAACCACGCATTGTCTCCTTCTAATATCTCGCTTTTCGTAAACAAATCGAAACAATCATATAACGTAGGGGTTTGGAGCGAGCCGGAGCCATAAGGAACGTTGGGCGAAGGTGAGCGAGTGAACTCACTAGACGTAGTCGAATGAGTTTGACTATTTTCGTGTGGAATTGGTAAATCCAACATAAAAAAACTTTCGGGTTTTACTGTATGTATTACTGCACCATCAAGTGATATTATTTCAGAAACATATATGCCATAAAAATAATCCATTATTTCCGAATAATCTGTAGCATATATTTTTTGCAACATCCCATAGCATTCCGTTGCCATTTTATCCAACGGATTTTCAATATTTCCTGTAATACGCATAACAATCCCACGAGAAATACTATTATGCATACATTCGATCATAAATAATAAGAATTCAGGCATATCATTCTGTGCCCATCCTGTAAATATATCGCGATCCTTTTTATTCGCTAATTCGTGAACATTATGTACAAATTTGTTCGGCGAAACAACGCCATTATTGCTCCACATAACTTTTCGCAAATCATTCCATTCATTCATGATGATGGAATCTGCTATATCATTTTTCATATTTCGTTGACATTTTTTTGACAATAAAAATTCGTTTAATTCATAAGTATGATTTAATACTTGCATACAAGAATTCAAAAAACACGTATTACCTAAATTAACTAACCCCGTATACCCCTTTTTATGATATTTTGATAAATCCATTTTTATTTTTATTGTATTATTTTTTATTTTTTATTTTTTATTTTATTGATTGTGTAAATGAAACTATATAAATATATGTAAAATAATCTTTATATTATAATATGTCTAATAATGCATCCAATTTATTTTCCAATGTTGATTGGCAAGGAATATTAGAATCGGAATTACAACATATATTCAGTAATTCTGTAAATCGAATCATTGATACTGCTATACCAAGAAATGATACTGCGACAGTGAATGTGAATACGACTACAAATACCAATACGAATACGACTACTACGACTACTTTACCACAACCGTCAGAAAACGTAAATGATGTTAGTGGAAATGCATCCACTGATCCGTTGGCTGATCCATTGATTAGTCAACCAATCAATAGAGCAATTGGATCTACTGTACCCCTTCCCCCCTTAACTTCCAATCCATCTAGGAATATAACATATACAAATGAAATGTATGTAAGTAATTTAGAAGCATTAACCGACTTTACTCATAGTTATAATCGCAATTTTCGCGAATACCAAGATAATATTCGGCAACTAATTCCTCTTTATAGAAATACGCAAAGAATGCTTCGTCCCGACTTAATCGGCGCCGCACGTACAGTCGATCCTGCAAGCCGAGCACCAACGTATAACCATCCTATTACATATACGCCGAGTCAACCCAATCCTAACGTACTTTTTTCTTATATGGTTTATCCATTAGATCCAGCACGCGACGCATCAACTTCAAATATACTAACCGATGATCAGATAAATCGCGCAACGCGTACCTACGGTTATACTAATGATACTGTAAATGTATCCGATGCAAGCAATGTATGCCCCATTTCACTAGAAACGTTTCAACCCGGCGACGTGGTATGTGAAGTTTTGGGTTGCGGACACGTTTTTAAGCGCACTCCTTTGATTAATTGGTTTCAACGAGACCCACGGTGTCCCGTTTGCCGATATAATTTATCGGAATATACTGGACCGGCTGAAGCAGCAATTAACCAAGACGTATCCGGTAATCATAATCCTCATCTTATCCAAACCTCATCAATCACATTACCGCTAACTACAACAAATATTGCAACTCCTTCGGCTACATCTAACAGTTCCGGCTCGCTCCAATCTCCTTCGACGGAATCCATCTCTCAATTTTTACGTTCTATGATGGTTGACCAAAGTATGAATATGGTAATAGACGCGTCTGGAAATCCGGCGTATTCATTTGAAATCGAATTTCCCATAAGATACATCTAAAAAAATAATATTTACTATAACACGTAATACATATTATTTCTAAAAAACACTTATAAAATATTAGAATCATTTTTAATATTTTTAATCATTTATCCTACCAAAGTAATTCGTAATCGATTGTATATTATTCTGCTTGTGTGATATTTGTGTCAAGAATTTTGCAAACAATAATGTTTTTATTTTGTCGGAACACATCTTTTCCTTTTTTTTCATAAATAATTCCAGGTCCGGGGTTTCTTCTTCTAACCTTGCTACGTCTCGTCGAAATGTTTTAATTGCCGCGTTTTTCCGTTGATACTCCCAAATCTGTTCCAGTGCTAGCCCCAATAGCTGTTGGAGCGGTTTCATCAACTGGTTTGTAATATAATATGTATAATCAAGTGCCAATTTGTTTTCGTTGATAAATTCAGGCGTCTCGATTTTTTCGCCCAAAAGCGCGTGTTTATTCGGATTTATTATATATGCAAATTTCATTCGATCACCTGGTTTGGGTTTATTGCCCGGATCGCGGCGACCAATTCGATCGGCCAACACTCGATGCGCAATTGTGTGCGGGTTTTTATAATCACCTCGCAGCGCTTTTGTTAACATTAATTTATCCATTGGTACTGCACCGTCGATTAAATCTTGGATCGATTTATCCAAGAAATCAACTGCGTCTTTTATATTACGATTTTTCATCAATATATTCAATATCCCGCCATAGACGTCTTTTAAATAATCGCACGAATCACGACGTTTTATGGAAAGACCCATATATTTCATTTTTCCTTTATTCGCGTCCGTTTCATACAAAATTCCTACATAACGTTTCTTCGACAATAATATGAACGGCATTAGCGTTTTTTCATACGACAATTCCATCGGCGGTTTCAAATATTTACTGCATAATTTGGCGGCATCCTGTGCAATTTCAATCGTTATTTCCAATGCCGGTTTTCCGCGGATCTTTGCCCCCGTCTCGGGATGTTCCAAATTAAACGTGAAGAACACACTGTCTGTATCCCCATAAATATATTCTGCATTACATTTCACGGGACCGTGAACGATTGTGTTGTATATTCTATCTCGATATACCTCTTCGATAATTCGTTTCGCATAAATAAGCATTTGTCTACCAGTTGCCGTTGTTGACGCCGCAACGTCTTGCTCGTAAAAGGTAGACGTTCGTGCACCACATTGACCGTACAACGAGTTTGCAGTAACCTTATAACCAAGCTGACGTTTATCCAATACATTTTGCATAAACGGATCTTTTTCGGTTTTGATCATTTGTCGTGTAGATGAGCGCGCCTTTAATAACTCCTCTAAAATAGATGGCATAATTGATTTTTGGTTATTTGGCAGCTGCACCCATCGGCATACTTTTTTCCCAGAAAGCACCTTTTCGACTTTGGATGATGGTGTTTTTTGGAAAGTATTATATGCATCGAATTCAGTATTTATATAATCATACCCCGCCAGATTATCATAAATGTAATTTCCAGAAGCGTCTTTTACACCGGTTTCCTTTATTAGTTTACCGGACAAATCGTATTCCTTTATCCACACTTTACTATCGTGCGAATAATTTTGACTGATCATAGATGATGGATATAACGACGAATAATCCACACACGCGACTGGATTGTCAATATACATCGAACATTTCGGCGGCAAAACGAGCGCACCATCAAATTTTTCATATGGTGTTTTTTCCAGGTCGGGCATCAATGTGTTTTTTTCACGGCATTTTTTTGCAACATAGCTCGTCAATTTTATACCCTGACCGCGAAATACCAAGAAACTAATCGGTACAGTACAAATGCGCGCCATCTCGACGTAGCCAGTAATTACATCAGTTTTATTCATCAAATGATGAACCAGGTTGCAATCTTGAATACAATATTTGGCTACGATAGCTCGGTCGGCAGAGGATCCTTTGGCCAATCTGAAAATATCTTGCGGAGAAACATCATCCTTTGCCATTCCCCATTTTATGGATTTAGTTTGATCAATATTTTCGTGTCCCGCAATAACAATAACATTATACGTATTTGGCTGCATTTTTCCTTTTATTATTTCCATCAGTTCTTGGTTCCTTTTTATTTCCAGGATGCGAAACTTCTTACCATCTTTATAGTAATCCGAAGTAAATCCCGTTATTTCAATATGAATATAATCGCCAACATTCAAACCGGTCAAGTTTTGACTATACAGTTCAGAAACGTCGCCAAATTGCGCGTGCGTTTTGTGTAAAACGTGTTTCACCTCATCGCTAATAAAATGTCCGGCAACATCGTCCAATTTAAAGGAAGACAGCGATTCATTTCGTCGAAAATACATATACATATCAATTTGTAAACGACCCGTCATTTTTATATATCGCAATTCATATTCACCCGTTGCGAGTGTAATTTTATGAGTGTCAATGTCCAAATTCGCTTCGTCTTGGTCTTGATTCATATCTCTGCCAAAATTATCCCGTTTTACGCACAATTCGCCATTTTTGCGTGATAACATCAAGAATTCCGTTTCGCAATGCGTTTCTTGAGCACGGCGGAACATAAATTCATAATCAAATCCGAAAATATTATACCCAATAATGATATCCGGGTTTTCATCCTGAATGAGATTCGCCCATTCGATCAACATTTCGGCCTCCGTTTTAACCGACACAATGGTTGCACCATCGACCGGATCGCAATCGCCGACCACTAAACAATGATTCAAATAAGGAGCTGTTTCGCCGCTACGCAAGAATGTCGTTCCGATAAACGTCACTTCATCTCCTTTTAATCTCGGAAATAATAGTGTGAGAGTCTCGTTTGCAATAGATATTTTTGCATCTCGGTCGTATTTGTTATTTAACAAGACATCGATCAATGTCGCCGCTTTTTCGATTTTTTGCGGTTTCGATTTAGATGATTGAAATTTTGTCCACGCAGGTGCCGTTTCTACTTCTGCTATCTCGGTCGAATCGTCATCACAACCGTCTCCACCTCCTGTACCACTCTCCATTGCTGGTTCAGATACTTCGCGAATTTTTTCGAATATTGCGTCAATCGCCAATATATGCGCATTATCCTCTTCCTCATTTAACAATCCGGCCGTTTTTACCGGTGTCGTTTGTAAAATAGTAATTAATTTGAGTATTTTTTCTTTCGACGGCACATTTTTAGGATATACCTCGTCAATGTCGTCGAAATTATCATACCCAAATGCAGTGCATAAAACGCGTTTTAATAATAACGCGGCACGTGATGTATCCGCCGCGGATGTTCCGCTATTCAATTGTCTAGAAAATGTATCCACCATATTAGACGCCAATCGCTTGTACGTTTTTACAGGAATGGGGAAGTCGCCGTGGCTACTGCTCGCCTCAATATCAAAACTACATATTTTATAAGGAACGCGCGTTTCTTTCTCCGGTTGAGATTTCACCTGATTTACGGTGCAAATATATTCATATGTACAAGTGGTCGTTTTTACTTCGGGAGTACGAACGCGCTGGGTCGGAATAAACACCCATCCGGATGGGCTAATATTATGAATATGAAAATATCGCAACAGTGGCGGAATATTACTTTCATATAATTCCAATGGCATTCCTTTGAAAACAAATGGTTGCAATACTTTGTATGGGGCATCTCGATTCACCGGTCCTTCCGTCGTTTTTTCGATGAATTTATACCATAAATTTTTAACGCGATTCATCGTCGACGTGTTTTTGAAAACGATTTTAGCGAATTGATGTTTGCGACCTCCACTAAACCCGTATAATTTATGATATTCCACCAATTCTGCCGAGACAATTGCGGATTCCATATATTTACCGACGCGATTTCGCAATTCCCGCAAGAGAGCAGCGACATCATTTTTTTTCCAATCATCGCCTACACGAACGAAGAAGAATGGAGAATAATCGTCAATATATATACAGCACGTTTCGCCCTTTTCATTCACACCGAACATTTGGATCGTAAATTTCGCATCCTCCGGTTTTTTATATTTTGATTTTATTGGATTATTATTATTATTGTTATTTACACTATCATCATCCGAACTACTGGTTTCGGCTTTGGGCTTTTCGTCATAAAAGTGAAAATCGATCAATCGAAACGATTTACCGGTTATCGTTCTCGTTATTTTTTTCACGTTTTTTTCGTTTTCGGACTCCATAGTGATAATACGGTTTATAATACGATTTGTATTGCGTTGTTTTGATATATTGTTGAGTATTCTTTAATTTGTATAAACGAATATGTTTATACAAATAAATTCAATTTTATATGGGCTAAGTTAAAACAAACCCAAAAATAATGACCGCCTATTTGACCGTGTGCGGTTTTTTTGGGATTTTCGTCTAAATGTTTTATTGGCGCGCTTATATTTTTGCGATCGTTTATTACCTCCCTTCCCTCCTCGCCAAGGCATTTTAATATTATTTGCGCTGCCACATCCACTCATCGCCCATTTATACATTGCTTCTTTTTTGCGATCGCCTTCATAATATTCCAACTTTCCATCGCATAATTTAAAAATCGTTGGAAATCCTTTATTACCATCTAATTTTTCATCTGATAGCGACATGTATTTTTTGTTGAAATTTTCGACCATTGTTTCAACCGTTAGATTTTTAGCCTTGTTTTCTTCCGTATCTCCAATTGCTTCAAATTCAACAGTTATATTTTTCAACATCCGTCCCATATTCAATTTCATATTTCGTACCATCCCATCCCAATCAGATGCCATTGCTGTACAATGACCGCACCAATCTGCATATATTTTTCCAATTACCAACTGTTTTTTAGGATGACTATTCACCATTTTGTATTTTTGTATCCTGATATTATATATTCTATAGTTAGAAAAAATAATATTTTTGTATCCTGATATTATATATTCTATTATAATGTTCGATATATTCAAAATGAAATTTAAAAATATGCGGACATTATTCCTCATTTTTTTGATATTAGTATTTTTAGCAGGAATATATGTATCATTCACATATGGGCTAAAAATAAACAAACTGGAAAGATTCGAAAATGATGCGGATAATGTAGATGAGGATTCATCGTCATCTGACTCATCTTCACCTTCTTCTGATTCTAATCAATGCCCGGACTTACTTATACGCAAAGGCTCTGGCCTCGCGCTTTATAATACAAAAGCCCCAATGATCGAAGGCACAAATCCGATTTTATTTAACACTTTAGATGATTATATTTATTACGTAAAAGTTCAAAAATATAAACTCAATATTCATTGTCCGATATTATATCTCCAAGAAGAAAATAATGCACAAGGACAAGATGTATATCGAGTTCGTCCTGGACCATTTAATCTACAAGGCGGATCTCCTGTAGTAGAATCAACCTCGAATTTTTTCAACGGTAGTTTGGGGCCATATACAGGATCAGTTGATCAACCGGTTGGCCAACCGTCTGATAACCGCGATATAACAGTACCTTATATCGACGCATCGCGCGAAAACAAACCTTATAATCAAAATAATTACCCTGGATTTGACCCATACGGACAATTTGTCGGTCAATATACGACTATCGATAAAATACACGATTCGACGGAGACCGGAAATCCTGACAGTAATTTAAGCGATAACCCAATGGACTCAAACTGGGGAGGCGTACAATTTACTCACGAAAAAGTTGCAACTGGAAAATACGATGACAATATTGTAACAAAACCTTCATACAGCGGGTCGCCAAATACCTCTTATATTTCGAGTCTATTGTCTTCGCCATTTCAGCCAGAATCTACGCAGACGAATCGTTCGGATTCGAAGTTCTCGGGATAGAATCACGTTGATCATCTACGCTAGTCCGGCTATCTCCAGATTCTTGTTCCGATCCGATAGCCGGTGCGACCAAATAAGTTTGAATACTTTTTATCACCGCCTTACTCAACTTCCGTACTTTTCCCTTGGATTCACAAACAATGTCGTTCAAGCAATCAGGGTCGATTTTTATTTTTTCCATCAATTGCGGAAAATTTGCGAATTTTTTCATAATTGCAATCGCCGAAACAGAGCTGATACCGGGAATCTGAGACAAGATAATTTCACCTATATTTTCAGGGGTGATATTTTCTTTTTTTACTTTTTTTACAACCGAACAGTAATTCGGAATAGTTGTAGTGGTAGCAGTAGGAGCGAGTTGTTCATTCGTTGAATCTATATCCAGATTATGATTCGGAATATTTACAAACTCCTTAACTAAAGTTCCGGAGTTAGGTCGCTCACCTACACTTACCTTCGGTAGCCGGCTCGCTCCAGCTGTTGACCAAGATGGCACTTTTCCTTTACAAAAATCACGGTCTAATTTTTCTGCTACCCATACAACTAATTCAGCCGTTTCTTGGACTGAACCTGTTCGAAATACACTAAAGCCCTTGAAATAATTCAATGAAGTTATTGCGGAATAAACAATCTTCTTTTCCATGATACTACGTAATTGCGAAAATTGACCTTCGATTACATAAATTATATTATGTGGGTGAAATCCACTCGAATGAATCAGTCGGTGCGACTGTTCTTCGTATCTACCATCTTTGATACTTGATAATAAATCTTGAAGCGATTTGCGTTCAATTATTAGTATTTCGCGATCTTCGTCGGTTTTTACCAAGATGTCTCCTAAAGATAACATTTGTTTCGATAACTGAATACTCGTCGTATTTCCTTGATTATTTACGATGGAATCGCATTTGTCGTAAAGCATCGCTTCTCGCTCATCTAAAATTAATTTCATTTTGTTGTTATGGTTGTTTTATGGTTTTGTTGTTATCTTGGTATTGATACATTATATCAATATCAAATCATTATATTGTTTGTTTGTAAAATAAATTTATTTTACACAAAGTTCCAATGTGATATGCGAACATCTCCGCCAATGGGGCGAGATTGACTAACCGGACTGGTGAATCGGAGAGTCTGGAAATTGGTTAATGTGCAGCATCCACCTTTCACTGGTCGTGTCGAATCGAACGCAATGGAGGTTCTCCAACTGCGACCGATCTGATAAGGAAACCCTGCTTTTTTTGACCCCCCACCTTGGTTTTGGTTGACGGTTTGAGAATAATTGCGCGCTCGGCTTGCTCCATTTGACAATCCCATTTTGGATAAATATATACTAGCCAAATATTTTATTTGACGCCGCATTTATTAATTTATGAATTTATGAATTTGTGAAAACATATAAAAACAAATTATTATACTTTAATAAGCCAATTTCATTTTATTTAACAAATAAAATGAACCAAACATCCAATTTAGACGACGATATTCATATCGAAAAAAACCAGTTTGGTATTGATACGTATATTTTCGATCCTTATAATCCCCTAAATAAACTCATTTCTGCCAACGACATTCAACATATTTTAAAAACATATGGCATTGATGCACCTATTCATAATATGGAATTATACAAACGCGCGTTTATTCATCGGTCGTATCTAAAACGCCCCGAATTGGAAAACACTCAAAATAATGTTATTATTGTACCTAAACCAGACGATTGTTTACCATTATACACTAAATCAAATGAACGTTTGGAATTTGTGGGGGATGGTGTATTGGAATGTATTACTAAATATTATTTATATCGTCGTTTTCCAAAAGAAAATGAAGGGTTTATGACGGAGAAAAAAATTGCTTTAGTGAAAAACGAAGCCATCGGAAAAATGGCATATGAAATGGGGTTGCATAAATGGGTTGTTATGTCAAAACACGCCGAACAAAAACAAACTCGAACGAATTTGAAAAAATTGGGGTGTTTATTTGAAGCACTTCTCGGTGCGCTTTTTTTAGATTTTAATAAAATTACCGTTTCCGACGAAGATGGCTGGTTCAAAAATTTATTTTTAACGGGTCCTGGCTTTCAAATGGTGCAAATTTTCGTAGAAAATGTTTTTGAAAAACACGTT